CTGATCCCATATAATAAAATTGTGCATAATCCACATCCACCGTGCTAATATTATGCAATAACATATAACCTTGCAGGGTAGTGGACATGCCGCGTACTTTTATATTTCTGGTAATATTTCCTACTTCAGCTTGTGTGGGAGATGTGCCAGAATGAGCATTAGTTAATCCAGCAGTAACTGTTACTTGTGTACCGCTATCGACGGTTGATATCGTTCTTTTTTCAGTTTGTGAGGCAGTGCGTGTAGTTGAAGCAATACAAATTTCATCACTTGCTGCCCACCCGGATGTTGAGGTAATTCCTAAAACCGTTTGTGCAGCTGCTTCATCTGTATTAAGATATGTCCAAACAGTTGCCTTTGAGTTACCTTGAATGTTTAAGGTGCCGCCATTAAATACAACTATACCGGTATCAACATTTGCTACGGAATCCATTTCTAATACTGCAGAAGATGTAGAAGGCATTGGTGTACCTGTTGTACCAACATTTACTATACCGCCCCCGTAAATACCTAAAACACCTTTCCACTTTAAATAATAATTTGTAGATGCAGTTGTACCCCATGTAAGAACTCCTTTAGCATTTACAGTTATACCTTCTGGCGGGCCGCCTGAAACAGTTGGTCCAAATGAGGTAGTCGCGGTATTATTCATAGTAATAGTGTTAGTAGTCGAAGTACCTGCACCAGTGTGAAGTCCTCCTATAATCAATTTATCGCTAGCAGCTGGAGCACCATTTGAATCGGTAACTACTGCTCTTGCCATATACAACTCATCACTATCAAGTGTTGTATATAGAGTAATTCTATTTGAAGCAGAATCTGCTACACTTCTGGAAACTCTTAATTCATATTGATCAGTACCATTTGATGAAAATGGAATAGCAAAAAATATCCAACCAGAAGCATTAGCATGTAAATCTGAAGCATTGATAGTCAAACTACCTCCCGATAAATCTGCAGTTACATTATAAACCTGTACAGTAAGTGTACCAGTTGGAGTTACAACGGATGCTATTTTCAATAATACGCCATGATGCTCCGAAGTTGGTAACGCCGGGACAAAGATATTACTAGTACTTGCGCCATTAGTTAAATTAAATGTACTACCATTAGTATCATTCTCAGAATGTAACGTTCTCCATGTATTAGCTGCAGTAAAATTACCAGTTTCGTATGAAAATCTTGAAGCCATTAAAGTTCTTTATCTATTAGATCCTGTAGTGAAACAATAGTTTCATCCATTTTATTTAATTTATTAATTTCTGCTGCTACAAAATCCAACAATTGTTGCTTGTCTTGTAAAAATACAGATTCAAAGGAGTATGTTTTAGTAAACTCCTTTGAATCATTGAAAAATGTTATATCAATTTGTAAAGAATCATTTGGTACTGAGTTCTCCGAAACTGATTTTAATTTAGCTCTCCACATAGTATTACGATGAGGTTAGGGAGCAAGTTATAGTTACATTTAGAATATCTCCAGAAAGCACTGAACGAGATCCTGCAGAAAAATCTCCTGCACCTAATAATATACCAGAGGTGCCACTTGCTACATTGGCTAATAATGCTCCAGCTATTGTAGCCGTCCCAGTAATATTAAATACAGCCTTACTTGCAGTATTACTAGTACTACCTGCAGATGCTGCTACTGGTGTATATGCCGGTCTATTTCCAGAATATGCTGTTGTATTTTCTGTCCAGGAGATTGGTGTCGCTAATGTGTCGCCGGCCGCTACTGCACCAGCTCCCTTCAAACCCACATACCATAATGGTGTAACAATACCTGAATAAAGAGTCATATCAAGATATTTATTTAAGCCTGTAGTGACTACAAGATTATCAAAATCTTCAACCCATTTTAAATTTCCTTCAGCGTCAAAACATTCCACAGTGTAGTGTTGTGTTAGGCCGCCGTTCATTTGTGCACCGGTATTCATTTCTAACGCTGAAATTGAAGATACCGAGCTATTTGCGTTATTAATCATAATAAAAGTCCTTTTTTATAATATAGTTATTATAGTAATTTTTTTTGAGAAAAACAAGTATAGATAAAAAAAATGGGTAACTCTTTTTACAGAATTACCCATGCAATTAAGGTTGAGAGTTGAATTACATTCCGGAGATTGTAATCTTGGCACACGCCTTAACGTTACCAATTCCCATACCAATCATTTCATACGCAGTCCACTTAATGAGGTTACGTTTCTTTTTTACCCAGAACTTGGTATCTTCGAGAACGAAGAATTTACCCAAAAATTCTTGAGCTGCAAATGCGTAAATAGTGCCAGCAGGTACATAGCCGGTCTCGCCCTTATTTGTTACAATAAGTTTGCGACCAAGAACTGTATCATACTTGAAACCATTAATATATTGTTCACCAGCGACATTAGAACCAATTGTTGTTGCAGGCAGTACCGCGAATCGATTAAAGTCCGCTTGATTCATAAGAATCAAATCACACTTCAATGGGTTTGCTGCTGACGCCACATCGGCCTCTTCGAGCTTGTTAATTAACTTCACAAATGCGGTAAGATCCAGAACTCCGGATGCCGATGCAGTGTGTGTAGTAGATTTACCTGACGATGTAATTGCCGCGTTTACCGCTTTCATAAATATCTGATCTTCAATCTTCTGAATATCTTTGATACTATTACGTTCGATAATTTCAGTAACCGGCATTTCATACGCCAAAAGTTCCTCTTCAGTTTTTTGAAATTCTTCTGAACTTACCAGTCCGAAACTAACTTCAAATCGTTTACCTTCGACATAACGAACATCCGGGTTGCCGCGGAGATTGATCTCCATTGCCGCCGAATCTGGTTCGATGTCTACAATTTTAACAAGCTGATCATGATTCAACGAACGTTGCAAATCTGCTTTAGTTACATAAAGTGGATTAATGACCTTACGGGCAAAACCAACTTCACGCAGCTTAGTACGGATAAATGCTGACGTTGATGCTTCAAGCGCTGTCTTTTCGTGCTCGTCACTCAATTTTTGGATGAAGAGTTCATTAACTGTTCGTGGATTTAAATTTTCCATAGTATTATAGCTCCTCTCCTATTAAGTTGTAGCAATAAAATCTATTACCGTTAAGCCGGTAAATGCATCTGTATAAGGCGCCTTTGATACCATACCAACAATTTGGTCTGTGCCAACGGTTCCTGCAACTAATTTTCCATTAGCACCTGCTGTAAGCATTGTACCTACCGCGCTAACACCTGTGTATTGATCCGTAGCTGCCACAAAATTACCCATAAGGACTGTAACCTTATTTGTAGTTGTAACATCCGGTGTCCAGCCAACGGCACCAGTACGTAACGAATCATTAAATATCGGCCACGACAGCTGATTACCACTAGTTGAAGTGCGAACCGCATAGCCACTTGAATCTAATGTGACCCATACTCCAGAAATTCCACTTGTCAACACGTGATATGAATTAGACGCGGTGTCAATTGGGAGTTCTCTACGTAAGACCAAACTTAGATCTGAAAGAATTTTAAACATGTTTTCTCCTTTTTAATTTTCACTTAATAAATAATCTAATAGTGGATTAGAATTATATTCCGATTGATTAGATAAACTTCCCAATCCTATCGAAAAACTGGATCTACCAAATTCTGCAGCTTTTTCCATTATTTCTAATTCCATCATTTTCTTTGTTCTTAATTCACTGATTTTTTGAAATACATCTTCAAGAAGTATATCGTTATTATCAATTAACGTGCGAACAATTTTTTCTGCTTTTTCGGCACAAGCAATTTTTTCATGTCATATTGAAATGATCAGCCAATTTGATGTTTTTAGCATCGGCATGGTGTGATTTAGGATCAGTTGTTGGATTTTCATATAACTATGTACGCCATGTCAGATCCATAAACTAGACATTTAGCAAAGTCCGCATATAGTTTTTAACGACAATGATTATCCTTAGATAAAATGCAGCAATTTGATCTTGGAGAATGGGATTTAACGGAACTAGCAAAAAGTCACAAGAGCCCACAATTTACCAAACAACTCCAACATATAGAAAACAAAGTAAAGAGTTTTGAAAAAAATAAAGTTCATCTAAAATCTACTATTTCAGAGCAAAAGTTTCTTAATATTCTTAAACACTTGGAGGACATTTCAGAACAAGTCAGTATTGTTGGAGGATATGCATCGCTTGCTTATTCTGCGAACACCCAATCAGATGAGGCAACAACACTACTTACAAGAATAACAAAACTAGGGTCTGAAATTGAGAATCGGACTTTGTTTTTTGACCAATGGTGGAAAAAACAAATAGATAAAAAAAATGCCACACGATTGGTGAAATCCGCAGGCCAATTAGCAGAGTTCCTGAGACACAAAAGACTTGTTGCAAAG